GAACCACCACGATTATGCGAATACCGGCTTGCCTGTTATTTTGAGAGTAGCCGTAAACTGAACCTGTCCGTCAATTGGAGTTGATGTCGTAAAGCCTTTGACGTAAGCAGAGAATGTCCACGTTCCTACGCTGTTTGGGAGTGTAATCACGCCAGTCCTGACAGTTCCACCGTTGATATCGCTGATAAGGGCGGACTGTCCTGTGTCAGTAGGATAGAAGTTTCCTGTGACTTCCAGTTCTCCGCCATCCTTAAGTCCCTGTATATATTCCTTGTATCCGTCCGTGGATTCATAATCGGTGACTTCAATATCATCTGCGGATGTGTCGAGGTCGCCTATTTCAGTTACTTCGCCGATGCTGTTGCTGTTCCACGATATTGTAGTGCCTGCGCCTGCTGTTGCGTTGCTTGCCATTTGTGTGTCTCCTTATTTGTTAGATTTTATCTCCGTCAACTATCTCCCAGCCATCTGAAAAAATATCCATCTGGGATGGAATCCACGGAACGAGGAAGCCAGATGCGTTTTTCATCATGATGTATGGTTCTACACATACCTCCATATGAAGAGGGATGTTCATTGCTTTGGATGTATTTTCATTTGCGGGCACGCCGTCTGGATATCCCATCTGTCTAAATAAAAACATATCTTTGCCGTTCCAATTGCGGTTTGTGACCATATGGCCTTCTTTCAGTTTTGTGATTGCTTCTTCAAATTTCATGTTGCTTATCTCTCCGAATTTCTATATATAAGATTAGTTTGAGACTATATAAATATTAGACTCTTGCTATCTGATAATTTTGTTTGACAATGTACCTGCCCTGACTGTCTCTCGCTCCTGCAAGAAATGGAGATTGTTTTGCAAACACGGATAGATATTTGTGGCCGTTGATTATCTCATTGGCTATACCGTGGAGTAGGTTCTGAATCTCCGTTGCACGTTGATACGCCTGAGTATATGTAGCCGCCCGGACGGCAATCTGTATGGCAGGGTACTCTATGCTATCCGCCTTGCCTATTGGCTCACCAGCGTAGTCATAGATAGTGATGCATGCCCCGACATTGTCAGGCATGTCTCCATAATACACATATCCATCTGCGCTGGATATATTATTGTTCTCAAGATATAATGCAAAGTCAACAGACGGTGCGCTCATATCTTCACTCCTTGTATTGCTTTGGCTATGCGCTTCTCAAGATTGTCCATATTTGCATTCACGGGATCTTCCAGGAACTTTGCCTTGCCTTTACTGTGGGTTGCCTGTAAGTTCTCATGTACATAGATTGCATAGTCAGTATTGTAGCCCATTGCTACCGTGTACTCGTCTGCGCCGTCTTTGACCTCCTCGACAGTGTGCGACCTGCGAAGAGTACCTGTATCGACCGGGCATTCTTTCACAGACTTGCTTATAATGTCGTTCGCACCGTCAAGCATGGCCTGCTTTGCTGCACCCCATCCCCTATCAGACCATTTGTCAAGATTGCGGTCAAACTCTCGCTTGCCTTCTATCATATCATCACCTTGCAGTACACAAAATTCCCATCAAAATCGTGGATATGGGATATTGACAGAATCGTAGGGTCGGCTATACCATCGGCAGTTATGCGGTCATTGTAATCCACATCCGCTGCTACATATATTGTTTTGTCAGATACTACCTCCGTACCTTCCGCATCTTTTGTGATATTGATTTTTTCTTGTACCCTTGCAGGATATTCTACCGCAGTATTGTAGGTGTATGTATTATCTCGATTGCGGCTGAGTATCTTCTCAATGCTGATTGTCTGGTTGAGCATGTGCGAGATATCAGTCATAGAGATTTGCTCCCGTTATGTCCACATCGTTGGAGTCATAAGGCACGTAGTTGCCACTCCGGTCTGGCATTACTCCCTGCATTGTAGTATCCGCACGAAGTTGTGCTTTGGATGGCTGGGAACTTGCAGATTTCCTGCTGGTTTTGAGGATTTCCTCATACATCTGTTTCCATTGCGTCTGTGTGACGCTTGCACGTTTGTATGATACATCGCCTATCTTCTCACTCTCTCGGCCTGCAGAGGCACTCATACGCTCCACATAGTCGGCTATCAGGTAGATTACAGCACGGTCATATACTCCGCTCTGTATTCCATCGACTGTTGCCTGATATTCTGCCCATTCGAGAAAGGTTTCAAACGTGGATGTTGTGATATTGTCATCAGTTCCTGCTCCTACTGTATATCTGCCCCCTGTAATCATCGAGAGCATGTCCGCTGTTGCCGTCATTGTTGCGCCTCCTGCATATCAAGTGCCATAATGAAATCGTCATGAGTAATCCTGCGTTTTTTGCCGTTTTTCAGGGATTCCTGCAGGGGAATGTAGGCAGCATTCTCACATAGTGCTGCTATATCCGCCCCTGTGAACCCTTCTGTGAGTAATGCAAGTTCCTGTATGTCTACGTCCCGGGCAAGTGGCCTGTTCTTTGTATGTATTTTGAGAATTGCAGCCCTGCCGTTCTGGTCAGGAGAGGGGATATAGATATGCCTGCCAAATCTGCCATGGCGAAGTAGTGCCGGATCAATTGCATCATACATGTTTGTAGCAGCCATCACCAGCAGGTTGTTGCAGTCACTCTCAACCCCGTCCATCTGTGCGAGTAGTTCATTGACTATTCTTTTGACGAATGGTTCTGCGTTTGCACGGCTGGTTGCGATACTGTCTATTTCATCAAAAAACAGGATTGCCTTTTCATCCCGTCTGGCTTGCTCAAAAGCGTCACGGATTTGTTTTTCAGCATCTCCCACATATTTGGAGATTACATCGGATGTTTTGATATTGTAGAAGTTTGCCTGACACTCTCCGGCAGTCGCTTTGGCTATCATTGTTTTTCCACAGCCGGGAGCACCGTGCAGGATAATTCCACCACCAGCACCAATCTGGTAAAATTTGTATATATCGGGATGAGTAAAAGGGTTAATTATTAAATTCTCAATTTGTTTTTTTGTGGAGGATAGTCCTCCGATATCCGAAAAGGTAATATTGCTATACATGGCAGATATAGTATTGTACTCTGACGTCACGCCAGCATCAGAAGTACGTGTCGATTGCGGGGATGTACTTGAGTTGCTTGCCATCTTTTCATAATGTTCTGCAAGGCGTTTACAATCTTTTGTTTCCTTCGCCGAGGGAGCAAGGGACGCAGCACGTTTGAAACAACCTGCACACTTCGTATACATCTCCGCAGCCTTAGCCCTATCCTGATTAGTTTCTAAAAAAGAATTAGCGGCACGAGCATAACCTCTGCCCCGTGCAGCCAATGTTGTGTATGTTTCGGCCATTAATCGACCAGCTCCCGTTCCATATCCTCAAAGTCATTGAGACCTTCCTCGCTCTGAATCTCCGCCATAAGTTCTTCCTGAAGATCGTCATTGTCAAGGTCGGTATTCTTGGAGATGGCTACACCCATTGACGTGGTTAGCATCTCGGACGCTTGATCCACCTTCTCCATGTCATTGCGGATATTGCTCGCAACACGCTCGATTTCCGTGCTGTCAATGCCCAGATTGTCCTGTATATCGTGCAGACTGTCGCCAATCTCCATTATATCAGACAAGCCTTCTTGGAGTTCCAGGGTATCTTTCATATTGCTATATTTCTCTTGCATACCCTCTGTGGTATCCAGCTGCTTGTTGAGCAGAGTGTACCTGCGAGAATATGTCTTATAGCCCCTGTCGTCCCCTTTCTTGAGGGCTTCCTTTGCTGCCTTGCGGGTAGTGTCGATCTGCTTGCGCAGGTTCTTTTCTTTTCCCTGAAGTTTGGCAAGAGCAAAATCAATCTGCGTCTGCATTTCCTGCTTGTTGCGAGGAGGAGCGGGTGGTTCGGACTTTCCAAGAGACTTATTTACAAAACCTTTAATTTTATCCATCATTCCACCGCTCCGAGGAGTCTTATTTCTCGAGATTTTTCTTTTTCACGGCAGCCTCAACGCCCTTGTAGATTTCGTTGATTTGTGGCTGTGCGGCCTCTTCCTGTTTGGCTTCGAGTACCTTTATCTGATTATCGAGTCTATCCAGAACTCTTGAGAGTTCATTGACGTCAGCCTTCTCAATGATATTGAGAGCCTTGCCAGCTGGATCTTCCTTCAGCAGCCTTTTGGCCGTGATAAGAGCATTCTTGTTGTACAGTCCAATCAGCACTAAGAACAGAACAATAAGTTCCGGACCTACTGCCATTGCGGTTTCTACGATCGTAGCAAATTCCATAGATATTTTCTCCGTATAGTCGTTTATAAATACGGCTCGCTGTTGCTTGCCTATAATAATGTATAGTTGCAGACTATATAAATGTGTTATGACATTTTCGCTAATTTTAGAATCTTATTAACCCAACTATCCGCAGTTAGCCCAAAAAAGAGTGCAGCATACCAACTGGAATCGGGGAATACTGCGTCATAACACATGGCTGTGATGGTCATTGCAATCATGAGAACGGATAGGTAATGACTATCGTATTGTATATCCGGTTTCTTTTTTTTGGCTATACGATACCCTACTGTGTGGTAGAGTATTTCCCCAAAAAGCGCAATGTAGAACATAATTTTATATATGCCCCGAATGGATATATAAAAGTATAGTCAATGTGGCTAAGGCTTGACCTCGTTGATTGGTTTGCAGAATAGAATTAAAAGAGTGGTTTATTCCACTCTATTTTTTACATTCCCAAATCTTCCTGGTTTAGTTTTGACGCTTTCGCAAAGGACATTATCTCGTCTTTGTT